ATAACTCCAATGCACTGTTGTAGGTTGTAGCAGTTATTTCAACTGTGTTATCTTCAGTTATTTTTAATTCTTGCACTCTAAAGTATTTACGTGTTTGTCCTGCGCCAGTTCCCCAACCCAAGTCATCAAGTCTTACTTCAATTACATCACCACTGGTTAATAACAATGCTGTGTGAGCCGCTACAAAACTCAGTTGATATAAATCTCTACTTTGCTCTGCCATTTGTGTGATCAAGTCTTCAACAAATGGACCGTTTGTAATTAATGTATAATCTTCTTGTGTTTCTAATACAGTGCTATTGTCTTCTAATTGGTATGCATCACTTTGAAACAACACTAAATCATCATTCCACTTTTTAGCAGCATTGTTAAACAATCCTGTAACTTTATTTAGTTTGGCACTTTTTGATGGAAGCCCCAATGAAACTTCACCAAAGATATTATCTCTTGTAAAGATTTTACTGGTTGGAAGGTTTAGGTGTTCATCTTTCTTACGGATACGCAATTCATACTTACCATTAACAAACAATAACATGCCATTGCATACTTCTAATATCTCACTGACGTTATCAAAGATTTGTTTTTCTGTTTGTAAGAATCCATTTAATGGATATCCAAAGCCACTACGTGCTGCTGCACAATCTATTTTAGCTTGTTGAAAACTTGCTATATTGATATTTGTTCCTGCAACCCAAGTTCCATTTCCCAATCTATCCAATCCTTTTCCATAGAATGGATGTATCAAATAATCATACATTACATCTGCAGGGTTTTGATCTGCACCCCATGTATACGCACTTAATGGAAGAGGCGCTGTATCACCGTCAGTTAATTGACTCACGTCTATAATTTGTTTGCCTTTTAGTGTTGCATTAAATGTTGGCAACTGTCCGCCAAACTTTTCACTTGCTTGAAGTTTCAATGCCAAATAGCTTACACTTTGTAATTTGTGATTGCTACCCCAAACACTACTGCCAACACTGCTTTGTATTGTTGTATCAACTGTTTGATCTCCTCTTCCAGGATACCATGCAACATACATACCTGCACCTGAAAATTGTGTGCCAGTTTCAAAACCTTTTAATTCATATCCACCACTAGACAGAACTGTTGCTTTATTACCATCTGTAATAGATCCTTGCCAAACAATTGTATCATTGAACCATAGCTGTGTCATATCAGCAACATTACCTTCACACAGTGTAATACACATGTTTAGATATTCTGTGTTTATTACTTTTGTTTTTTCTGGATCTTCTGGTGTTGCGTCAGCAACGGTGCTTTGCACACTACCTGAACCATTGCTGGCTTCAACAAACACTCTTGTTCCGCCCATGCGTTGTTCACCATACATTGGGTAAATTGGATCATTGTTTGATTGTTTGTTAACCATAACATTTGCACGGCCGGCAGCTGCTTGTTTGGCTTGTTTCTTTTCAGCTTTACGTTGCTGGCTTGATGAGAACGCACCTTGAGTGACTTGACCAATTATTTTATCTATTACTTCTTTACCCATGGGTTTTATGTCTCCATATGCTGTAAGGCTGATCTGGTTCTTGTAATGCAAATCTTTGCATTCTTTTAGTTCCGTCTACATTAGTCCACGCTGTATTCATACAAACAATATACCCACTTGGATACAATCCTGTTTCTACTATAACTATATCACCTGTGCGTGGATTACCTACACGTTTATAACCATGCTTTGGTAACCATTCACCTGTAATATTAAATTTACGTGCAGTTCTAATAGCGCCTGTTTTGTTAGTGTATTTATTGTAAATTGATTTCAGTGTTTTTGTGTTATGCATATGATCATGGTATTCCATAAACAGTGTGCAACAATCATTCTTACCACGCACATAGGCTTGTTGTTGCTTTTCAGCTAACCACAGTCCTACTTTCATTAGTGTAGCGTTATCCATTATTCTGGTTCACGCCACGTAATCTCTTTTTGGATTTCTTTTGAGTATTCCATTCCAACATCAGTGGGGAAATATTCCTGTTGACTTGTGTTGTTTGTATGACGTGTTGATACTCTATCAAAGTCTGTCCAGTGACTACTAATATCAATGCTTACAAGGCTCTGCTCACCTTGTGAATTTTGTGTTACACTTAAAACATTAATGTATCCTTTAAACAATACAATTTCATGTGCAACAGCATAATCTTCCATAAATGCTCTGTATATTGTTACTGGCTTATCAATGTATTCTAAACTTTGTGCTTGAATCATTGCTGAATCTTCAGTTGGGTCCAATGGAACAATACCAGCTACAGTTATGTTAAGTTTGTCAATACTAAAGTTTGCATTGTCAGTGAAGTCACTTATACTAAGTAATCCACCTGCTGCTTTGTAAACATTAGTATCTGCTAATGTAAGATTATATGGTGCTTGTGTCATGTAATAATTATGCGTAGCATCAATGTTTATTGCTACGCAATCAAAATATTGTATAGTTTCTTTTGCTACTATTTGTGCTAGGGTTGCCATATCTTATTTCCAATCATCTAAATCAAAACCTACGGTTAAGTTGTAATATCCATTTACATCTACACTGTATTCAAATAGATCTGAATTTAATGTTACAATACAATGAGCAGGGTTTTTGTATAACAATTCTGACTGCGCCATAGCTGTTCTCAATGGACGTGGCATTCTAACTTTAGCTTCACCAAATGCATTTGAAGCCGCTGCTCCAGTTGTAGTATGTAAAGCACCATTTTCATTTTGACTAGCAATAAACACTTCACCTTCACGGAACGCTTGTGAATCACTTGCAGTTAATCCTTCAATGAATAACGTTGCATCACCGGCTGTTGCTGGATCAACTAAAATACCATGCCCTGCACTTCCTGGTTCATTAGTGTTACCCCATAGTATGCTAACCTCATCTTTATTTCTTAGTCTAAAGAAGAATGGCATAGCTTGTCCTTGTGCCGCTTGTGCAATTGCATGGAACTTTTGAAATTCTTCCATTTTCATTGGTGGATACTCTACTTCTAATACCCACTTGGTGTGTGCTGAACTGCGTGTATATTTTACACCACTTTGGCTATTGTTAACCATAGTAGGTGAACTATAATTAATAGTTGCACTACTTGGTGTTACATGATGTGGCCATTGCTTTAGTCCACCTGCATATCCATAGTCTATCCATTCATCATGTGTATCATAAATGTCTGCCTGTTCAGCTGGTGTTACAACTGGTGGAACATATGTATTTGTTTTTGGATCTATAATTAAGGCTTGCGGGTTGCCGCTGTCATATCTACCTTGATCAGCTCCAAGATTTATTGGATCAACGCCAGTAAGCCTTCCGTTTGAATCTGTTGTAAGGTTAAACGTAGCTGGAATCTCACCTGAAGTTTTTGTTACTTTATCTGTAACTGTTGCTTCATACCAATTATCTGGATTAACTTCTGCACCTGGTTGTGTTTGATTATTTGTATCTTGATATTGATATACTTCATTACCAGGCATAAACATATCAACTGAAGCTACTCTATACGGCTGTGGTTGATTAGGACTTAATGAAATTGTTCCTGTTGTTGCAGGACTTACTGGTAAACCAATGGTTACATTAATATCACCCATATTCATTAATAATGAAGCATTGTCAGAGTAATTTACGTTAGGAATTGCTTCTGCTGTTACGGCACCTTGGTATGGATAAAGTTCATTAATCTCTGTTGAGCTTATATAACGTTGAATCCTAACATTTGAATTTTCTAATGTTGCTGCTAGAATATCACCTGTCTGTATACTATCAGGGCCATTGTATACCTGTTGTGAAATAGCAGCAAAGTCTCCTGTTATGTCACCCATTTCCCAAGGAGTATCAGCTATAATTTTATATTTGTTTTGATGATCCAATGTTTGTGTTTCACCAGAACCACTGTATGTAAAATCATTATTAGTGTAAGCTGTGCCTGTTGCAACGTTGCCTGCTCTAACTGTGCAACTTGCAGTATAAATTGATCCAGTAGAACGGTATATTGCATTGCCACTGCCTGGATAAGTTCTAGTGGTAGTGTTAACTGAAACCATTGGTAATACTTGAATTGGTCCTAGTTTGGCAAATCCGTCTGATCTATATGCCGGCACCCAAACTTCATTATTGTCTACTGCGTTGCTACCCCATGGACCACTAGTGTTGCTTACATTACCTTGGTCTGTTGAATTTGTCCAATCTGCTAATGGTATAACACCCCAAACTTCACCAGTTATATCTTCTGTTGTAATATCATTAGATGCTACTCCACCAGTTGGATCAGGTGTTAGATCAGTTGTCCATCTCATTCTTAATGTATCACTTGATCCTCTTTTTATCATAACATAACTTGCTGTTCCTGTTCCATCAACACCAGGTAAATCAATAATATCACCATGCTTAAAATAACCATAGTATGGATTTACAGTTGTATCATTGTTATTATAATTTGCATTATAATAAACAATACTTTCTCTTTGATTTAGAAAAGCGGTTGGGTGCAGATACTGGCCTTCTTCAACATATAATACAGATGTTGCTGCACTTAATGTATGCCTTTGTAATTCTGGAACAACAATGTCATATGTTGTCATCCATTGCTGCGCTCCTAGATTTTTTGCTGGTGCTAATGCATATGGGGCATAAGTAGATCCTTCAGGCCAAACTCCAATTGGTTGCGGATCCTGAGCTGAATATTGTAATGGTTCATCAATGCCTATTGTTCCATCAATACTATAATCTTGAGTTAGTGTAAGCTTGAGAGCTGTGCTGTTATCACGCCCACCTATAACTGCACCAAAACGTCCGCCCATGCCGCCACCGGCTCCTGCTTGAGTATCAGTTGTAACACCAACAATATTATTAAATGTAAATGCATCTTCAAAATTAAAAGTATCTGCTGTTGCTCCAGTATTGTGTGGAACTTGTGCAAACCAGCCAGTGTATAATGTAGATGGAACTGCTGTGTCAAGTATATGTCTCTCATCAGCTAACCATCCTGCTTTTGTCCAAAAAATCATTTGTTTTCTGTATGAAGCAGGTGTTGGATAAACTGCAGCGGTTTCATCTTTTTTACCAGTCCACATACCAATATAAAT